ATCTTCGTAGCACCCAGTAAATATTCAAACTAACGAGCATACTTTATTAAATTCTAAGATTATAGGAGGGTGCATAACTCTATTCGATATTTCTTTATATTTTCAAAATCAGTTTACCGTTTTTAATCGAAAAGATATTTGACTTTTGTTTGAATTCTAAGAATTGGACTACTTACCTCTACAACATCTCGCTTTACGTTGATTTCATTAAATTGGACTACTTACCATAGACAAACCTTATATCACGTTAATTCACTATAAGCAAACCTTATACCTATTCTAAGGTACATTACAGCTGTTCTAAGAGACTTTAAATATTTATGGTATGTTGGTATTGATGGGGTGTAGATATGTGTTTAAATGAGTTTAAAAATGCGTTTTAATTTATCCAAACATACCTACATTAAACTTCAACAACTTAAAAAAATAATCGCTTATATTTTAAGCATAAAAAAAGCCCCGTTAAGGGCTTAAATTATCTATTTATTATGTTAGTATAGATTTGTTAATTAAGTAGCTTAAAACAGCTATAAAGTCATCCAATTTATAAGGTATTGGAGTTCCTTTTTATTAATCATTTTATCATCATACAAAGCAAAGAAGCAATCTTTAATCGTCATATTATCAAAAGTATTTTGCCAATGTTTGCAAAGGTCTAATATTTCAAAACGTCTATATCTGGTCATAGTATTAATATTTTATATTGATTCTCTTTTATTCAATTCTAATATAATTTCTTCAAAATCTGTTAATGAGTGTACTTGATTTGTTTTGTAATATTCATCAATAATTAAATTATATTCTTTAATTAATTCTTTTGTTGTTAATGTATTCATATTTTAATCTTTATATTGTTTTATAGTTGTTTTTTAAATTGCTTATATTTTTCTTTTATATTTTTATCTTCCTCCTTTATAGCTTTTTTACAAAAGTAATGTAGCGAGGGTATATCGTTTAAAAGTTCCCTTGCATTCACTTCAATATCAATATATCCTTCCTCTGGGCAAAGCGTACTTACCTGCAAATGTACAACTCCGCTTGATGCGTGGATACTTGATATCCTATCTAAAAAAAATTCGTTATTGTTTATCATATTGTTTTTATTTATTGTTATTGTTTAAAAAATCATCGTTTATACTATCAAGCCAATTATTAAAATTTTCAAGGTACTCCGCAAAATTATTGTTTCTGTTTTCTGTTTCCATAATTATATTTTTACGAATTCGTGGTTTGCTTGTATGGTTGAAACGACTCTAAAACCGTCGAACTCTTTTTTTCTTTTAAAGTCATTAGTTAAAATATAGTTTATTAAGATACCTTTTTCGTTGATATCGTATAATAAAAAATCCTTTTTACTTTTTATTATCTTGCTTAAAATTGTAGTTTTTACTTGTATCATATTATTAAATTTAATTTTGGTTTTTATCGTTTAATTCCTCCAATTGTTCTGATGTCAGTTCCTCTTCAAAATTAATGTACATTGCATCAAATGTTTCAAAGTTAAAATAGGCTTCGCCATTATCACAATCAAAATTGTAGGTATCTCCATTGCTTAATTCGATAGTCAAATATGCATTTTGTGAAATCAACGCTTCTGGTTCTCCACAAATATATGCTTCTGAGTAATTACCTCGAGCATCTCCCCCTAAATGTATATTGACCAAAGCAACACCGCTATAAATATCTTCAGACATTACACCGCAAAGGGTAAAAGGTGCGTTCCAGTTGTATGTATTAAAACTTTTAAAAGTACCTACCTCAATACCATCTAAATGCGTTGCATAATGCAAAGGTTCTAATTTAAACACTTTTATAATATCTTCTTTTTTGGTATTTTTATATTCGTTATTTTCATAGTATAAAAATTGTTCACCATTCGCACCTGTTACATAAATACTTACATTTCTAAATTTAATCGATTTTTTCATTTTGTTTTTATTTTTAGTTATTAAATTGTAGTACCGTTTTTTACTGCATCCAATATAATTAAGATACCCATCGATAAAATCGTAGTTATTGTAATAATTTTTGCAATTGCAGTAAAGTTTAAAGTTTTCATATTGTTTTGTTTTTAATGGTTAATTAATTTCGTTAAGCAAATATAAAACCTTTTTTTAGATAAACAACTACTTTTTATGAAAAACTTGCATTTTTTTGGTTTTTTATATGATACCCCAATAAAACAAAGGTTATAAATTTACCGTATCAATACAAAGCTGCTTTTTTTCTGTTAATAGAACGAACGCACACGAATAACAAATAAATTGACGTACACTAATAAAAAGTGTTAAAATTTGCTTATTTATTTTTATTCTAAACAAGGTAAATATCAACAATTTTACCCCCATAGCAAAGACGGAGCTTTACCCCCATAACAAAGACGGAGGAATTACACTACCTCCATAACAAAGACGGAATAAAATATAGTTCGACCCCCATAACAAAGACGGAATTATTTTTCACAGCTCCATATTAAACAAAAAAAAAGGGAGACAAACTTAATTGACCCCCTCCATATTAAACATTCCCAATATCGGACTCGAACCGATGACCTACCAGATGTTTTACGTCAGTATGCTCTAAGCCTCTGAGCTAATTGGAAATGTATTATTATTTATCTTATTACTCTTTTACCATCAACACCATCTATAAATCCAGCTTCATATATTTCAGTTTTCCATTCATTTTCGTCTTGAATAGAAAAGCCCTTAAAAGAACTTATAGTATAACTCAATACATCTACCATTCCTTCATAGTATATTGAACTATCTTTTATTTGGTTGTGAGTTGCTAAGTCTTTCTTGTCATTGCATTGCTCTAAAATAGACTCTAAAGTTTGTATTATTTTGTTTACTGGTGTTGTCATAATTATTTAATTTAAGCAAATATAAGAAATTAAACAGAATAACCTAATTTAAACATTTTATTTCTACACATTTTATCTGAACCTTTGAGTAAGTACATACTTTTTGTGCAATTACCTTATCACATAAACTCCAGAGTTTACTCCTTGAACTAAATACATCATAGCGTACCGTATAGCATCTATGTAGTGATTAAACTTATCAATAGGAACTTCCCCTTTATCCTTCCATACATAATTGTTTAGCTCTCTTATGATACCGTGAGAACCTCTATCTACTATTATCTCGTAGTCTTGCATCAAAGCAATACCAGATAAAATACTACCCTTCTTTTTAATGGTTGGTTTTATGTTCAGTCCCAACGTTTTTAACTCAGATATAAGTCTGGGTTCAGAGTTATCACAGATAATCAAATCCATACCACACTCATTCCTATTCCTTGTAGCAACCTCAGATGTGTTTAAATGGGCTTTTCCGTATATTTCCTTAACCCAAACCTTTCTAGCGTGTTTGTCTACCGAAACCTTCACAAGTGTCGTTAAATCGGCTGAAAATCCAAAATCCTGCCCATAACAAGTAGTTTCTGTGGGTATAAAATCTCCAACCCTCCATTTTCTGATAATTGTACCTTCCGCTTTCTCAAGCCAACCACCCAATATCTGGTGTTGATATTTGTCTGGTCTCTTACGTTTCATTTCAAATATTCGACCCAAGAATGACTCTGATAGGTTATCTTTGTTGTCCTTGTAGGTTGTGTGAATATAACTAACATCTCCTTTCTTTAGGTTTGATGCTGCAAGTACGTTCTCATTCTGAAAGAACCTTTGGTATATCCAATGCTCCTTAGTAGTTGGGTTTAAAATAAGTATAACTCTGTTTTGTTTGGTTAGTGAACGTATAGAGAAATCAATCTTATCAAAAACACTCTCGTCTGTAAGTTCCTCCGCTTCATCAACCACAAATGTAGTGATACCGTTAAGAGATTTAAGTGCTGCTGTCTGATTACCAGAAGATGTCCTAATACCTTTAAATATGATAGAAGAACCAGTCTTTAGGTTCATTATCTCGTCCTTAGTTATCCTAAAGTCTTCGTGTACACCCATTAAGTTAATCTTCTCAATAAATTCTGGAATAATAGACGTGTGTGCCGATATCATAGTGTATCGTGAGAAAAGAATCTTGTGTCCTTTCTCGTAGGTAAGGTTAAGTAGGAATACATTGACTCCAAATGACTTACCAGAACCCCTACCTCCAGTAACAACAAAATACCTACTCTCATCTTGGAAAATAGGTATGTACTTCTTGTGTATATTTATGTTATTCATCTTTAGGTGTTACGTCTATAATTTTATCCTTTAGCTTCTTACCCTCTATACTGTCTCCAAAGAAGTTTATGGTAGGTGCTTGTACCTTAGTAGAGGTTTCTTCCTTCTCATCTCCATAAGCAAAGTCTAATAGCAGCTTCATATGGTTGTAACTACCTTCCTCAGCTTTCTTGGCTAAACTCTCAAAGGCATTTACCTCACTACCAAACACATTCTTAATAGCTTTCTTAGCGTACTGCTTCTTTCTATTTTTCTTGGCTTGATTCATTGCAGGTTTGTTAGACCTCTCTCTTTCTGGAACTGGAAGTTTGGGAATAGATTTCTTTCTACTATTCCCTTTTCTTCCGTCTGTTGGTTTAATCTCTTGTGAATTACTCATAATAAGTTAACTAAGGTGTCTTGTTTTTGTTTTAAAGCATTGATGCCTTATGACAATCCCAACTGCAATAACCATACTCTCTCTCTATCGGTGTACCGCATTCTAAGCAATCAAATTCCTTGTCATCCTTACTTAAATGTTCGTCTAATTCATTATCAAATCTTTCCATCTCTATTTGTTTTTTCTTATTAGTTCTATTTCTCTGTTTAAGTAGTCTTGTGCTTTTAGTAAGTCTTGCAGTTCGTCTTTCTTCTTGCCTGCTCTTATAACATATTTTATAATGTTACCTCTACAAAAGTTTATATTGTAATCATTAATAACGTCTATAACATCGTAGGAATTACCGTTATCGTAATGTGGTTGTGTGCTTCTCATAATTTATATTTTATTGTATTTCTATTATTTCGTATTCATTCTTTGCTTTCCAACCCCAAGACTTAACTCTTAAACGTATTAGGTCTCTTATCTCTTGTATCTTATCGTCTGGAACTCCTGCTATTATATTACTTATCTCAATCCTTTTAGAGTCTGAAAAGGAAACCATCTTAGACAGAGTGATGTCTCTTAATCGCTCTTCGTCAGCTTTCCTCTTGGCTTCAATCTTAGCCCTACGGACTTCTTGTTTTTCTCTATCAGAAATCTTATCCTTAAAGAAAACATCGTAATAATTTCTAAAATCTTTGTAGTTTGTATAGTAAACGTCCATTTTATTGAATGCGTGATATACAGAAGACCTATTCCTTTTATTACCTATTACAGAAGTAAAGTAGTGTGCAATAGCCCTATCATTCATACCGTTCAACTCCCTTAAAACTCTATAAAGCAAGGCTCTTAGGTAACTTTCCTTTGGAGTACGACCTCTACCTTTTAGGTCAAAGTCAGTAAGCTCTACAAAGAATTTTGATAGCATATTAGCTACCTCTAAATCATATTTAATCATTTCTCAAATCGTTTTTTATTATTTCATCTAAATCGCACCAATCTAATGCTTTTTTTATTCCAGCACAAGATAAGTAACCCTCCGCAGTATCCATATCTTCATAATGCTCTAAAACCTCTTGTAAGATATACTTAGGCATACCTTCTTGAATCTCAAGCATAGTGTAATTAAAGAAGTCATTCACTACCATCTGTTCATTATCTGATAATTTGCTCATAACAATCTGTCTTCAGTTTTAATAATGATTTTGATTGCTCAAACATAGCTCTTGCTTCGTCTCCGTAGACTTGCTTATACAGTCTGTAAGTTTTACTAATTAGAGAGAACTCGCTTTTAAAGTCTTTAAACAACTTTAAAGCATAAGCCTTACCGTAACCCTTGCAGACCTTTATATTGTCAGCAGTGTCCCCTATAATCATCTGAGAGTAGAAGTTATTGAGTGCTTCCTCTTCTGTAATCTTTATAAGTTCTCTGTTCTTGTAGTTGTAGTCATAGAACCAACAAGGGAATTGCTTGTAGTCTTTGTCGAGAGACATAATGATAACGTTATCTACACCGTTTTTCTTAACCTCTTCAGCCCATAATGTAGCTACTACATCATCTGTCTCCACACCGTCTCCCCATACAGAATCATAACTAAACTTTACTAAGTTATGTAAAGCACCTAATATCTCTGGCTTCTTTGCAG